TTCAGGGACGCGGCGTCAATGCGACAAGCGCGCTGGAGAATTGTGAGACGAGTGCTATCGGTCGAGCGCTTGCTAACGCAGGATATGCAACAAAGGGAAAGCGAGCGTCACGAGAAGAAATGGGCAAAGTCGCTAAGTCTCAAGAACAAAAGAAAGCGATTGATGAAGTAAAAGCAAAGATGGCTGATACTTCTGGCAGTTACATTCCAGTAGTCAAGGAGGACGATCCATGGAGTATCAAGCCAGCGACTATGCCGCCCACAATGGGGGAAGCTGTTGCGACGGTGAAAGAGATTATTGGCGGCCAGACCGAGAAGGATATCCCTCATTGCAAGCATGGCGAAATGATGTGGAAAACTGGCACTAGCAAGACTGGTAAGCCGTGGGGTCATTTCAAGTGCAAGGCAGCCGTGACAGGTGAAATCGGTGGTCGATGCGAGTCGCCTAACGATGTTATCTGGTATGAGATTGCTAAAGATGGATCATGGCAACGACAGAGGGCGAGAGTGTAATGGGACGTTTACAATTCATGAATCAAGACGGTGAGTGGGAGTCATTCCCAACCGAGGATGAGATTCATCGATCAAAGGAAGTCATTGCAATCCTTGAGGAGTTTACGTTTACTACTCGATGCTGCTTATGCAATGACTCGATACCTTACAAAGACATTAAAGTTAACTTGACCAATAAGAGCTGGTCATGCGCTAAATGTCACGCGGTCAATGGCCTCACAAAGCCGTAAATACCGGGGATTCTCTACCGAGCGTGTCGTCGCCCGTTACCTATCGCAGTGGTGGCCACATGCAGATATCGGCAGAGGGGCTGGAAAAGATATAACACATGTCCCGTTCGACATGGAGGTTAAAGCTAGATCGGCGTTCCAGCCTAAGGCATGGATCGATCAGGTCACAAAGAGGGCAGCTAAAACTGGTGGGTTGCCTATCGTTACTTGTCGTCTTAACGGACAGGGAGAAGGTAGTCACCAGGACTATCTGGCCTTTATGCGACTTGGTGATCTGGTCGATCTATTGCTTAAAGCAGGTTACGGTGATTTCAGCGATGATCTTGCTAAACTAGAGCCTATGAGATGCAAGATGTGCGGCGCATGGGCGTTCACCGAAATATGCAGAACATGTGAGGTCGATCCAGATGCCAACCTATGAGTTCGAGTGCGATAACGAGCATTGCGAAAGTAATGCCAGGATCGAGAAGTGGATGTCAATCCATGAGCCGCATGACCTCGAATGCCCGTTCTGTCATAGCTCGATGAGTAAGGTTTACTCAAGTGTAGGAGTGGCATTCAAGGGATCAGGATTCTATTCAACCGACAATCGCTAACGCGACACGCCTCTGAACAGGACTTTTACTTATGAACTTGACACGCATGGTACGCTCTCTGGCTAGAGCCCATCAAGGGCTCACCGCAGGCCGTTCACGGCTAGCCTGCGGGGTAGCCATCGCTATTGGGATATCTCTATCTATGGCCTTGCCCTTAGATGCACAGGCGAGTAACCAAGCAATTCGATATGTCAAAGACTTAGCTGCATATCAACTAACTGACAAGCAGGAGAAGTGTCATCATGAGATCATCTATAGAGAATCAAGATGGGATCATCGAGCAGTAGGCAACATAGGCGGTAAGAAGCAAGCCTACGGCCTATATCAGATGAAGGTTAAGAGCTTGAAGACTAGCTCAACAGTTAAACAGTTTTGGATGTATTGGACTTATGTCATGCATCGTTATGGAGTAACACAGTATGATGAGCCTGACTATTGCAAGGCATTACAACACTTAAAGACTAAGGGATGGCAATGAGTACCAAGCGCGGCGATCCTAGAGGGACTAGAGCTTACAAGGCTAGGCGCTTAGAGGTATTGGCTCGGGATCAATGGTCATGTTTCTATTGCCAGATGCCAGCCAGCACAGTTGATCACATCATTCCCATCATTCAAGGTGGAGATCCAATCGCCTACGATAACCTCGTGGCATGTTGTACTCGATGCAATAGCAGCAAAGGAAGCCGATCTGAAGGCGTTTTTTTAGCACGACAGTCCACCCCCCCTGTCTTTTCTGGCAATATATACCCGATGCAGTCGGAAGTTCACCAAGACAGTCCCTTTACCGCCCGACCAGTCCCGATCGATGGTGACTAGTGCCACCTCGTAAACAACCGCTGCGAGGGGCAACTAAAGCAAGGCTCCACAGTCCACTTCTTAAAGGCAAAACACGCTCAGATGAGATCGCTAAACTTGCAGATGATCTCGGCATGCCCTTATTGCCGTGGCAGAAGTGGATGCTCGATGACATGATGCGTATCGATGCTAAAGGGATGTACATTCGCAAGACTTCGCTATGCCTAATCGCACGCCAGAACGGCAAGAGCCATTTAGGGCGTATGCGTGTGATCTGGGGTCTCTTCTATGGAGGCGAGACTAAGCATTTGATCATGAGCTCGAACCGAGCGACGGCACTCATGACCTTTAGAGAGATCGCTTGGATCATCGAGAACGCACCTCACCTCAAGGCTGGCACTAAGGCGATTCGCTATGCCAACGGCGGAGAGCGCATCGAGCTGCTTAACGGGGCAACACTTGACCTCGTATCGGATACTCGTGACTCATCTCGTGGACGCACGGCCGATTTCTTATGGATCGATGAAGTCCGAGAGATCAGTAAAGATGGCTACACAGCTGCAATCCCTACGACTCGCGCCAGACCTAACAGCCAGACGCTACTAACATCGAATGCCGGAGACGCCTTCTCAGAAACGCTAAACACGTTAAGAGAAAGAGCTCTATCTGCGCCACCTAAGTCATTTGGATTTTATGAATGGTCAGCACCGCAATACTGCAAGATTACAGACCGCAATGCATGGGCGATGAGCAACCCTGCTCTGGGCTACACAATATCGGAGGATTCACTTGAAGAAGCTGTTGCAACAAATAAAATTGAAGACATTAGGACTGAGCTTCTATGTCAATGGATTGATTCTCTCCAGAGTCCGTGGCCTCATGGCGTTCTTGAAGCAACTTCCGATGCCACACTCCAGATTCCGATCGGCGGTTATACGGTCTTTGGCTTTGATGTTTCTCCGTCTCGTCGCAATGCAAGCCTCGTTGCTGGTCAGATTATGGGCGACGGAAGAATTGGCGTTGGGATTCTCCAGACGTGGGAAAGTCAGGTGTCGGTAGATGATCTTAAAATAGCAGCCGAGATCAAGGGATGGGCTGATCAGTATCGTCCCAAGATGATCTGCTACGACAAGTACACGACTCAATCGATCGCTGAACGCTTATCAAACGCCGGACAAATTACTCAGGATGTGTCAGGCCAGCAGTTCTACCAAGCTTGTTCTGACTTACTCGATGGCATGGTCAATGGTCGAGTAGTCCACAACGGCCAAGAAGAATTGATAAAACAGATGAATAACTGCGCGGCAAAGACTAACGATAGTTCTTGGCGCATCGTTAAACGTAAGAGCGCAGGCGATGTATCCGCACCGATCTCTCTGGCCATGGTTGTATCGATGCTATTAAAACCACAACAGGTAGCGGCTATTTACACAGAATAATCTACATGTAGTGTATAATTGCGACCTATGGGTCTATTCGATCGTAAGCCAAAAGTAGTAGAGGCTCAATACGCGCCGCAGATTATGGGCGATGGTATCAATGGAATCTACAATTTCACGTTTCCAGTTATCTCACGCCGCGACGCAATGAGCGTTCCAGCTCTTAAAAGATGCCGCGATTTAATCTGCACAGTTGGAACTATCCCGCTTGAGTATAAGAAGAAGTCCACCGGCGAAGAAATACCAGCCCCTCGATGGGTTCATCAGCTTTCAAAGTCACAGCCTCAATTTGTAACCCTTTCTTGGTTGTGTGACAGCCTTTTGTTCTATGGTCAGGCTTTTCTTGAAATTGTCGAAATTTATTCGGAGGATCAACGCGGAGCATCCTTTGATTGGGTCTCTAACACACGAGTTACCTTTGATTTAGACATTACTAACACTTTCGTTACTCAGTATTACGTTGACGGATCACCTCGCCCAATGTCAGGCCTTGGATCACTCGTTACATTTCAAGCATTTAATGAAGGCATCCTTAATACAGGATCTCGTACAATTCAAGCCGCGATTGACATACAAAAGGCCGCTTCGATTGCTGCGGGAACTCCGATGCCTACTGGTTATCTAAAGAATACAGGCGCAGACCTTCCACCGGCGGAAGTTCAAGGATTGCTTGCAGCTTTTAAGAATGCTCGTCAAAATCGTTCAACTGCTTATCTTACTAGCACTCTAAATTATGAGACAGTTGGATTTAGCCCTAAAGACATGATGTACAACGAGGCTATCCAGAATCTTGCTACAGAAATTAGCCGTCTTTGCGGAGTGCCAAGTTATTACCTTTCAGCAGATCAAAATACATCGATGACTTACTCCAACATTCTCGATGAGCGCAAGCAGCTCGTAGCCCTAGCGTTCCAGCCGTACATCTCGGCAATCGAATCCCGTTTAAGCATGGACGATATATCTACGGCTGGACACTATGTAAAGTTTGATCTTGATTCTTCATTCCTTCGCGTTGAACCAATGGAGCGCCTACTCGTATTAGAGAAGATGTTATCCCTTGGACTTATCTCAACAGAGCAGGCTATGGAGATGGAAGATTTAACACCTAACGGAAGTGATGACTAATGGAAACGTTATACATTGAAGCATCCTCAATCGAGTGCAGCGAAGATCGCCGCGAGATTTCAGGAAAGATCGTGCCACTAGGTACAGGCGAGATTGGTCAGACTAATCTTGGCGCTTACACCTTTGAGTCTGGATCTATTGAGATCGAAGACGTTAGCAAAATTAAACTATTTAGCCAGCATGACATGAAGAAGCCAATCGGCCGCATGACAGCCAGCGAGAATAAAGCCGATGGTATTTACGCAACATTTAAGCTGTCTCGTTCAAGCGCCGGTACTGACGCGCTTGTTATGGCTAGCGAAGGCCTCGTATCTGGCCTATCAATCGGCGCAGAGATTATTGCATCGAAGCCATCACGCGACGGACACACAGTCGTAACAGCGGCTAAATTAAAAGAAGTTTCTCTAGTAACTGAGCCAGCCTTTAAGTCGGCTCAAGTATTAGA